CACAAGTTTATAAAATGACTCTACAACTCTGCATCGGAAAGAGATAATGCAGAGGGGGAAAAATCGGAATAGTATTTATTTGTTAATTTTACTTGTTCTAAACTAGAACCAAAATAACAGGAATCTACTTCTTCCCATGTGGCAAGTACAATTTGGCGATCAAAATTTTTATTTTTCCAAGCTTTCAAAATTTTGTTTCTCAAATTATTAAAATATTTAGGCCCCCAACCATGAGCCAACAACAGTGCCTGAACAGCGACAACACGAGTAGCTTCAACCTCATCATCACATTTCTGTATCCACAGAGGTATATCTTCTAACTTCGTTTTGTCCAATGCTCCACAGATCACTCCTGTTCGCGTAGGATGGGGGATAAATGAACGTTTTAAAAATGTGGCTTCCTGAAGGGAACACCACTTGCGAATTGTTTCACCTTTTTGATCATCAGTATATACAATGCCTAGGGAAGCGAAAAATTTTTGAAGTGTTTCGTTATTAAAATGAAGTGAAGCCTCATCTGATACATTTATAATTAAATCATCTCCATAAGTTGTAAATTCTATATGTTTATACATGGAGTGAGCTTGAGCCATAATTGGATCAATATCACGCCATGTAGCAAACCAAGCAGCATAGACATAAATTACATTTATCATTGAATTCTTTTCTGTTGTGTCTGGGCCTCCTGAAGGGTGACCACAGACTACTTGATACAAAAGGTCATGAGCTAGATGAAAAGCATTTTCTGTTTCGCGACAGAGCACTTCCCGTTCCACGCGTTCTTCCTGATCATCTACGTACTGATCGTACCATCCCAGTTTACACTGAGAGACACGCTCATGCACGTCTATAGCAAAAGCCGGACCAAAGTTTTTATAATCGCCACACAAAACTTTGGGACCCTTAGACTGGAGTTTCCTTGCGAGATTAGTCCAATCAAGTGACTCAGCAGCAATACCGATGGAATGGTGCATGCTATCTGAGGCATTGACAAATGCTATAGTAAAGTCGGCGAACGATTGGCGATACTGAATGAGAAAATCCAGGGGAGCAACGGAGAATATCCGTACCTTCCCAGGAGTTAACGCTTTCGATATAACCAATCGTTCGTCCTTTAGACAATCAAGAAACACGGTGGTAGGAACAATGCCTGCACGTCGCAGTTTCTTCTTCTCATCTAGGATCTCCCGTAAACGGGGGTGAAATGTATACGAATACGAGAGATCGTCATTTTGAACTGGCTGAAGTAACCAATTCTTGCCGGTTGCGCCTGAAGGGCGTTCCGAAACATAAGGAAATCCTTCCGAGGTTTTCATTACTAGACGGCCGAACCCAGGGGTGGAGGGTACGCCATCAATCGCTTCTTGTTCAGTCCACACACGAACTTTATCGTAAGTGGGCTTCACACAGTGATTGAGGCGCTCCTGAAATCTCTGGGTCGCCACATCTAATATTTGTACATCAAAACCTAAACAGGGATTACCATGTTTCTCGCAACCAGCTTTAAGGGGATCAGTGAAATTATTTTCTGGACAAGCCTTCAAAGGGGCAGGCATTGTCTTTGCTTCATACATATCTGAAATAAGTGAAGATCTGATTTTACTTTTACCTGTTTCATGTCTAACATACTTGGTTATTACCTGTCCTATAGGACACACATTAGTTTCAAGCTGCATCCGGGCCATCTGTCCAGTTCCCGCCAACATATCTGGTGATACTTCTTGGAAATCTTTTATAGTTGTTAATAATGAATCGAATGATTCGCGAACTACTGGTTCGGCAAAACCATACTTAGCATTACCCGCAACATGAAAACCAATAATAAAACCATGCATGTCTTGAAGAATCTGCATACATTTACCGGCTCCAGTATCATCATACTGTATAACCATAGGTAGAACTGCCAACTTATGTTGATCCTCATTAAAAAGGGTAAATTCTCTTAAAAGTTGTGATTGCGAAATGTGAATTGTTAAATTAAAATCTTTATCAACTGAAACTACATTAACACGGGGGTTACGTGGAGCGTCCCACCGCTTACTATCAGCAAAGTGCTTTAACATTGAAGGTCGAGGAACGAAATTGGGAACATGTATAAGACACAATTCCCTATGATTAAAAAATTTATATTTAACACTATTCCAATTACACGTTATGGGTTTCTGGCCATGTATACTCAAGGTGAGTGAAGCTCCCTTGGATATAACATCCCATTCGGCTAAATAGTGACGGGGTATTATTATACTACGATCGTGACACGCAAATCCACGACCGGTCCGGGTTTCATAGGCATCAGTAACCATATGTTTTCCGGTCAACGACAGCCAAACTGTGGCTTGGCGCAGCATATGTTCAATTTGCCTTGCCTTACCAAGCTGGCCACAACCTGATACGGTCGCAACACCTGGGTTCAGTGGGTTCTTGCTTACAGTAGGAGCTTTAGGTTCATAAGGGCTTTGTTTAACTCCATTGCTTTGCAATTCCAACTGTTGCCTCAGAAGCTGCGCTTCGTATTCAGTTTGCCGGGCCAAAGCCTCCATATATCGATTATAATTTGCATTATCCTCGACATACTGCCGTTGACTTTCAACATATGAGTCACTGAGGTCTTGAAATTCCGAATAAAAACATTGTCTGAGGGATTGAATTCTTTCACCTTCTTCATTTTTATTTTTACTAGATCCCCATCTAGCTATCGAACCGATACCCAAAACGGCTCCCCATATTAATGCTATAAAACCTAAAACTGGAAGAACAAATTTTAAAACTATTTTACAAATTCTCAAAATATATTTAAAAGCTTTACTTATTTTGCTGAAGGCTCTATCGTACAATTTCTTACAAGTTTGCGAGAATGTTTCTGGTGAAGGGGGTTCATACAAGAGGTTATGTGGTTCTTTATTCCACATGCGTAAATCTATATATGTCATGGTCGAGGCACTGCGGCGGAAGGCTCCTAGGCCCCAAGGTTGTTTAAAAAGACACCAGCCTTCACACTTCTTATTTTCAAAAATAAAACCATCTTTAATTAATTGACCTTGATGCATACGTGAAAACAAAATTTTTGGATTTGAATGTTTACATATTATCTCAGCATTTGAAGAATGCCAAGAAAGTTTAAGTCTTGGGTGCAATACATCTACACCTCCAACTACTTCTGCAGCTGTCTCAACTTGGCCAGTTACAGGGGCTTGTGTTTGACCACTCACCAATGGTATCTGATCACCTAGGGCGTCTGTTCCTACTTCTGACTCATCAGGAATACATTCACCTGCGGTGGCCCAAATCTCATCAATGCGCGCCTGTCGTTCTTCTTGAGCCTTCTTCTCATCAGGGGGGAGCGAATCCAAAGTGGTCGCTCGCAACAATTTGTAGAGATTGTCCACTTCCTTTTGAATTTCCAACGATTCGCCGTCATCTCCATTGGTTTCCATCTCCACAAAAATTGCATCTTCTTTAACTGGGGAAGGGGTTGCATTCTTGAACAGCGCTTTAGTAGTTTTCCATGTATTTTCTACCCAAGTTTTACCACATTTATTAATTAATTCGGCGTGATCTGTATTTAATTTTTGAATAAGGGACTCTGTTGTTTGGGCAATATTAGTTTTTACTGTCATGGGAGTTTCATATACTGCTTGGGCCATCTCCGTTTGTACTTTAATCCTACATTCTAAAAGTTTCTTTTCTTTTTCATTGTATTTTACAGCACAATTTCTTATTTTTTCTCTAATAGTTGCAAAGTCATAAGGACCCATTCTTTGTGAAGCATCTTTATTACTATGTAAATAATATTGTAAATGATTAAAATTAAGTTCTGTTTGATCAGGGGTTACTTCGGGAAGTTTACAACCAGGCTTTAATACGGCTTCAATCACCATATCTCTACGCCGTAGAAAAGCCGGTGAATGATTTATTTTAGCAGAGGCCGGCCATCCAGAATTAGCCATACAAACAATTGCCTTAGGGGTTACCAAAAGGGGTTTATCTTCTACCGCTGCCATAGGTGGATTATAAGGAGCTGATGATTTTAAATGAATTAAAATGGCATGGTCGCTTTGTTCTGCCTGCGTGTGATTGTAGGCAGCAAAGTCATCGAAAACAATAATTTGATTTTCAGGAGTTAAATTAGCAAAATACATAGCTGAAGCTGGTTTAGTAAAAACGGGGGAAGTTGACTTAATTTCCAAAGCATTAACCAAATCACCGCAAATGGTGGTTGTACATTCTGACTTACCTATACCTGCCTCACCCCATATCCAAATGCAAAATGGGGTATAACGGGTCACTGCTGAAATGCCCATCTTTAACATCTTTAATTTTTCTTTATGTAAATTTTCTATGGATTTTGAAAGAGTTGTCCATATTGGGCCAGGTATAGCCAATTCTGAAG